TTACCAGCTAAATCTGAAACGTCACCAGTAGCCTCACTAGTAGTGATATATTGTGATGTTGTCAGTTTTACAACTGAATTACCATTGGTACCTTGATCATCGATATTATCGAAAATCCCAGTAGCAGTGTTCACATCTAATCCATCAATTAAAGTGTCGCTTGATGTCGTCCCATTTGCTGCAACTCCTACATCAATTGTAGCTGCCCCAGTCGCGGCAGTAGTAACATCAATTATTACTCTATCTACAATGATTGAAGAAGTTTCAGGGTTTGCAACTGATAATACTCCACCAGCAGTATCAGCATCAGCTAGATCTCCCGTCATCCACTTAATAGTGTCAGGGAAATTTGTAGCTTTACCTCCTATTACTGGTTTGAAAAATGAAGTAGAATTACTCATTATTGTTAGGGGTTATATTATGCAATTGCGTCTTTAATTAGGTATGCAAGGTCTGCATCCATAATTACTTGATCGTAAGATTCTCTAACTCTGATCACATCAGAAACTTTTGGTTCTTCTCTGTAAGTTTCAACAACATTCTGTTTATCGTAAACAGTATGTCCAAGTGTAGCTTTCATCAAAGTAGGAGTTGCGTTTCTTTTAGCTACCCAGAAGTTTTTAGCCCACACGTAACTTGTTGAGTCAGCCCCACCAGGTGCACCGCTATTAGCGATGGCTTTACCGATGATAACATCTTCAAACCCAAAGTGATCTTTCAACATTTGCTTCAGTCTCATTTCTGAAATTATACCACCAGCACCTACATACTTAGCTTGTTCTTGAATAGCAGGGTGATTTTTAAGTTTATTAGCTACATCCAATCCCATAAATGCAATGTTTGGTATTTGACCAGTAGCAGAAATTACTGAATTAATACCAACTTCAATATCCTCTAGAGGGTTTGAAGTACCTGTTGAACTCCATTGGTCTCCACCTGTAAGGGTGGTGTTATTAGTTAACACTGAAGTAGAACCCAAAGCATCAGCCAAAGATTTCTCCTTGTTGATTGCAAGATTATCTTGTGCAATCCACAAAGCGTCTCTTTTAGCATCATATGGATCATCAGTGTTATTTAAAAACTCATCTGGTACCAGTTTTTCAATTGCTCTTTCTTGACATAGATAATTACCTTGTGAAACCGAGTAGTCCATTGACATAGCTCTAGTACCTGGAGCTCTAAATAAAGACCCTTCATAAGCTCTTAGGTTTTCTTTACCGTATTTCGCAAATTTTCCTGTTTTCTCTTTTACTTGTAGGGGCGTAAGGATAAGATCAGAAATTAGATTTTCTGGTCTGTATGCTTGACTGGCTTGCGTCAAGATTTTATCAACCTTAGCTTGCCCTAAATATGGTAGTGCCATCGTTTATTTTGTTAAATATTATATTATGCGTCAGACGCCTCTACTTCACCAAACATCACTTGTACAACTGCATCTTGTGAGGCTGCTGTATAATCTCCTAAAGCTCTAGCTCCATAGTCTTCACCTGCTGCATCTGCAACTTCACCTTTAGAGGCTGCTGTAGAAGTTAGGTAGTCTCCAAATGATACGTTTTCACCAATAGAAAGGTATGATAAACCTTGAACTCTGATTTTAGCTGTTGCTTCATCAGAAGAACCATCAGGGGCGTTTTGTAGAATCCCTAGAGGTTTTTCATTTGCTCCACAAGCAACTACTAGGTCGCTTGATAGCTTAACAAAGTGATATTGAAGTGCTGATAAATCTGCTTGAGTTGGAAGACTCAAATCAATCACACCTTGCTCGCTAAATGTTTGTAATTCAGCCATTGTTTATTTTGTTAAATATTATTTATTTTTTCTGATCTCTTTGATAGCTCGCTTTTGGGCGTCTGCTAGACTTAGATCTTTATCTTTGTCCATCAACTCCTTAGTGCGTTCTACTACTTGATCTTCAAAAGTTCCTGTTTTTGGCTCCATCTTTTTAGACGAACCTTTTTCTCCTAACTCTACAGTCCGAACATTACCAGCAAGCTCAATAAACTTAGCTCTCTGTTCTTCTGTTAGAGTAAGCATGAAGTTAAACACGTCCTCCCTCTGATCTTTCACAAAACCTACCTTGTTGTCGCTTGACAACATAAGGCTAGAGTCAATTGACTCATTTAATTCTTTAGCTTCTAACTTTTCTTTAAGCATTAGGCATTCCTCTTGTAGCTTCGTAAACTCCGCCAATGTTACAAGACTAGCATCTTCGCTTAACTCTTTAGCTTCGCTCTCTTCAGCCGCTTCTTCAGTTGGCGTCTCTTCTGTTTCGCTTGCCTCTTGAGCTTCTTCTTTTTTCTCCTCCTTAGTTTCTACTACTTCCTTGTCTTCAGTAGTAGTTTCTTCAGCCTGCACCTCTTCTTGTGGAGTATCAGCTTCTTTTGCCTCTACGTTAACCTCTTCTAGTTTGATATTTTTTTTGTCCATCTTACTTTTATTAAATTGTAATTCTAAATCTTCCGACAATGCCAAAGCAACCTGCCCTTTCATCGCGGGGGTATTAGTTAGTCCTAAACCAACAAAAACATTCTTAACCAGCTTTCCTGTTAAGTGGTGTTTGATATGTCCTAACTCCGAACTAACATACCTGAATATCTTTTTGCTGATTTTCTCCTCTCCTAACTCTGTCCACTCAATAGTAGCCATAAGTTTATCTCCATTCCTGTACAAGTTCTTAATCCATCCTGCCGCTTCATCTCCTCGCCTATGAGTTAAGTTGACTTGTAAATCAGTACCGTACACATTATTTTGAAAGTTCTTCACATAATCATCTAGCATTTTGCTAGTTATCTCTACGTTACCGTGATAGATCTTACCAACACGCAACACCTCAACGTTTGAAACTTTATCCTGTGGTTGTGTAACCTCAGATAAATAGAAAAAACTATCAACACCCTTAGTGTCGCTACTTAATTGTTCTTTTTGTTTAAACCCCTTAGTCATATGTAATAATTATTACTTATGACCCTCCCAGGGGTTCTTTAATCGTATTATACGTTCTTTTTGATCAGCTGTAAACTTCTGCAACGAGGACACACCGTTTCTATGCAACTTGTATCTGATAAGTGTGCACGTAAGACTAGCTTCCCACATAAGCCCATGGCTTTCTTCCAGGGTATATATACCTCAGCCTCACAATAATAATCTTGAAGTACTATCTTCACAAGACCGCTCTTTTGTTTAACTTGTATTGTTTTGGAATTACTCATTTAGACGTTTTTTAATTTCTTCTTGTGCTTCAGGATTATCTTTTGTGTTTGTAGGCTTCTTTAATTGTTTAAAACTATTCTTGATTGGTTTACCGCCAACAAGATCAAACTTATCAACAATAGATTTAGGTATTCCTTTAATTGGGGGTAGCTCATCATCATCAACCAAAACAACACTCCACAACCCTCTACAATTCGTATGTGCGAGTGTCATCTCAGCCATCGGGTCGTCCATTCTCACAACCCTTTTATCCAACGACAAACACATATTGCATGTTTTACCGTCCAATATCTCCGACCGCTGCAATGCGTAAACCTGTTGTACGTTTTGTTGGAAAACAACATCACGACCACGATTTATATTTTGCCCAACAACCGTACCCGCTGTATTGGATATCATTTTGCGAGCTTTGTCATTTAGTCTACCTTGTAGTCCCGCAACGATAGCCGCCGTAGTTGCACCCGTCAAAACTGCATCACGCACAAACCCTTTACTTTCGTTTTCTATTTCCGAAGTATAAGCATCAGTGATTAAGTCAGACTCAAGTTTATTTGCTTGCACAACCTCATTAGGTGTAGATGGAGGTTTTACACTCATTTCTTGACTAGCAGTAGATTTTCCAACTGCCAAAGCTTGCTTAACAACATCATTTATAACCTTTCTTAATTCACTTTTGTTTGGGAACTTGACATCAGAAACTTTTGATATTTTACCTGCATTCAACAAAGACTGTATACGGCTCAAAATACTTGATATAGACCGCTTGCTAACTTCAGCCATACCACTCGCAACCTCACTTTCTAGATTGTTGAACTCTTCATTTAACTTAACAAAATCAATCCGTTCTTCTGCCAATGTTAAGGGTCTCCAAGGTTTATACTCCTCTAGTAATGTGGGTTGACAAGCACATTCCCCGTGTGAAGACTTTTTTTTTTCGCTCAGCTCTTTTTGCTTCTCTTTAGGCGCAACTACTGGCTTAGTGTCGACACTCTCCATCTCCTCATCACTTAATTCAGGGAATCCAAAGATAGATCTTATATATTGCTCATCTTTACTATTCTTAGTAATAGCTCCAGCATTCAGAAGATCAGCAATTACTTTTGACATATCACTTAGATCAGTATCTCCCAATGGTGAAAACTTCAATTCAGGGTAAACTTCTTGTTCGCCATAGTTAAGAATAACTAAAGGCTTGATAACATGCTTGTTGAATTGCTCAGCTACATAACTCGCTTTGTCTTCTAGAACCTTCAGGAAGAAACTAGATTGATCTTTCGATAAAGCAAACGACCCACCGCCCCCATCTCCTCCTAACATCAAGAATTGTGCAAGGATAGACAAAACAATCTGTCTATTATGATGATCTATAGCTTTTTCGATTGAGTCACCTATAGGGTTACCGTTTGGCGTCAATATATTCAATTTGTACCCTGGTGGCATTACTGCATAAGCCTTTTGATTAGCTCTTATGTTTCTAGCTAACTCTTCAGCTTTCTCTTTGTCTTCCTCACCAAACGAAAGATCTTCACTCATCTCAACAACTGGAATACCAACCCCCCATCTTTCCGCTTGTATCCCTTGTATCTTATAGAGGTTAGTTTTCATGTAATAAGATCTGTAAGCTGATCTAAATATTGATTGACCTGTCAAATCATCCCCCTCTTTATCATTTGTAAATACAACCAGTTTACCCATTGGTATATCAGCATTGGACACACCAGAATCATTTTGTATCAATTGGTTTACTCCAGGTTTACCATCGCTTGTTTGCCATTTCTGGATACTTGCCTGTACCCGTGGGGCTAAATCACTCAATACAATCATACCATCTACAACATCTAGTATTTGCTCAAATACCGCATAACCAAAAGATAAGTAAGATAGAACTTCTCTCAATAACTCCTTCCAAGTTCTATTCTCCATACCAAATAAACACTTCTCAATAAACTCTCTAATCTCTTCATCTTTGGATTCACCACCTGTTGTTTGGATTGTCCACTCAGACGCTAACAAAGGTACTTTAACTGCATTCTCTGCCGCTTTAACTGCTGAATCTGTCCTTCTCATTTCTTCTACTAATTCAACCCTCCTATCATCTCTCCATATTGGGTTTGGCTCAACTTGATAATAACCACTATATTCCTCAGTACCTGTCTGCCCAAAAATATCTCGCATTTGACTTTGCGTGATATCAAGTAAGTTGTTTTGACTTTGTATATAAGCCTTTTTTGCTTCTTTACTCATAATCTAGAATTGTGTTTGGTATATATCTCCGAAAACCGTCTTATCTACATTATAACTGTTTACGCTTGACAGTGAAAGGCTTTTGTTACTTCCTAGCTCAAACAACATCCGCATCATCAAAGCATCAGCGAAATCTGGGGATCTTCCAAGTGACTCTATTAAGTCGCTTTTCTTCATTAATTTCACTTTTCCGTCTTTGTCTACATCTGCCTCTTTGATTTGACTTAGTTCTTCGATTATTTCTTCCATATAGTCACGTGTCTTAATAGCTATACGTCCTTGTTCAACTAATGTCTTAAGAGTGAAGTAGCATTGGGTTTTTATATTCTGATAGTTGTTATTTCCCTTTGGCTTTGCGTTGTTAACAAACCCCCGACACTTCAACATATCCACTACACCACCGCCAACCCCATCCTCATCTACCAATATTCTATTGCGTGGTACGCTATAAAACGTCGACAAACTGTGAATTCTGTCACACACAACGTCAAGGGTAGACTTGTCTATCTTAACAATCTTTAGCAATTCCAATCCATACCACACAGTTATAACCGTCTTATCATTTCCTAGCCTAGCTATATCAGCCACAATATAATAATTGTATGATTGCCGCTTCACATCGTTAACACTAATGCTAAACATCCTTTGTAGGTGTTCGTACTCAAATAGACGGGTTGGGTCGTCGTCATACTCCCAGTTACCAAAATATAAACGCTCTTTTTGAGCGCCTTTAAGACTTTTAAGCTCTTCAATATAGTGTTTAGACAAATACTTATTGTCTTTAGCTAATGCCTGTATAAATGCCTTTCGGTCCTCTAACTGTTTCTTTCTCCATGGATGATAAAACTCCTTATACGTCCAGTTTTTAGCAGGATTACACGTATATAAAACTTTAGGTATTAAACCAAACTCATCCAACTTATACCTACAACGAGATCTTACAATATCCTTACACCTCTCTAATACCTGATTAGCTTCATCAATAAAAGCCCCAGTTATCTCTAAAGAACCGAGGGAGTCAAAGTTGGGATCTTTAGATGGGTAGTACTTTAAGTCTTTCATGATAATCTT